AGATATATCTCAAGACTGGTGGCTGATAATTTCTTTGCATGTGGGGTGAAAGACGATGAAATTATTGTGCATAGGGATGGGAATCGTTCGAATAACTGTGCTAAGAACTTGAAAGTCGAGAAAAAAATTCCCCGCAGATCAGTGGAAAATGGGTGAAAATAGGGTAAAAAGCGCAGTGTACGGACGGTTTCTGCCCACTTTTATTTGGGCAAATGTGGTCTCTGCCCACTTTTATACCCATTTTAGGGGTTTTTTTCCCCGCAGGTAAAAGGTAACATTTTGGCTAGATAACTGAAAAAAGGTCAAAAAAGGTGCGGGGAAAAAAGGGTCAAAAAAGGGGTGTTTTTGAGACAAAAGTGTCCACAAGCCCACTTTTTTTTGAAAAGTGTCCAGCTGGAAACCCTTGAAATATAAGGGTAAACGCCGTTTTTGCCCACTTGCCCACTTTTATTCTATTATTATTAAAAAAATTTAATTTTACATACTAAAGTATGTGATAAAAAAGTTACATACTAAAGTGTGTATTTTCCAAAAAAATTAATAATATAGCAGAAAAAGTGGGTTTTTGTCCACAGACTGATATTTAGAAAGGAGAAACACTAATGGATGAAAATTTATGGCAATATGTAATGAGCTTCAATCCTTTTCTCACAGAGGATGACGTTGAGGATATTATAGAACTTAACGAATGGGATTTGTTGATTGTGTTAAAGGATGGAAGAAAAATTCTTTACGATAGATTTACAAAGTATCATAGAGTACTTTCTTATAATGCTGAAGAATTAAGTGATGAACAAGAGATTAGAGAATTTAAAACTAATCTAAGAAATATGATGAACAGAAAGTTTATAAGTCAAGATGAGCTTGCAAGTCGTATTGGTTCGTCTCAACAAATGGTTAGTAGATATATTAGTGGTGATGCGATGCCTAATTCGCTAACTCTAAGAAAAATAGCAAGAGTGTTAGGTTGTTCTATGGATGATCTATTTTATAAACATTATTAAGCGTCGCGTAAAAAACATGTCCTTTTATAGAGGAAAGAAGAAAAGTATTAAGGGCGGTGACTGTCGGTCATACCCTTTTGGCTTTTTCTCGATGGAAGGGTGAAACATAAATGAAATTAGAAAGAGACTATCAATCTAAATTGAAAAAGAAATTAAAAGCACGATACGAAGATTGTATTGTTGCAAAAATGGATTCAGGTGATATTCAAGGTATTCCGGATCTTTTAGTTTTACACAAAAACAAATGGGGAACGTTGGAGTGTAAGAAAAGTGCTAAAGAAAAGAAACAACCTAATCAAGAATATTACGTTGATCAAATGAATAATATGTCTTTTTCTAGATTTATATTTCCAGAGAATGAAGAAGAAGTGTTAAAGGAACTAGACGAGTTCTTTAATACCGATTAGAAAGGAGATAAGAATGATATTTAACAAACATACTAATCTTGAAGGACTTCATGCACCATTCGGCGCTAGTAAATCTAGTTGGTTAAGATACAGCGATCAAAAAGCTGTTGAGACTTTCCATAACTTGAAAGCTAAAGAAATGGGAACTAGATTACACGAATGGGCTAAGAATACAATAGATTTAGGTATCAAGCAACCTCGTTCTAAGAAAACCATCTACGCATACATCAACGATGCTATTGGTTTTAAGATGAACACTGAGGTTGTTTTATTTTATTCTGAATACTTTTTTGGTACAGCTGATACCATTTCATTCAGAAATAATTTTCTTAGAATTCATGATTTAAAAACAGGATCAACTCCTGCAAAAATGGAACAGCTATTAATTTATGCTGCTCTATTTTGTTTAGAGTACAAAATCAAACCAGGTGAGATTGAAATTGAATTAAGACTTTATCAAAATGATGATATTGTTATTCACAATCCTACAGCTGATGAAATCCTACCAATCATGGATAGAATTGTACATTTAAACAAAATATTAGAAGATGCAGAAAGGAGGATCTAATCATGAATGATATTGTTAATGAAATAGCATCTTATATCGGTCAAGCCGATTTAAATGATGAAGAGTTCATACAACATTATGGAATGCCAAGACGTAGTGGTCGTTATCCTTGGGGTAGTGGTAAAGATGATTATCAACATTCTATAGATTTTCTAGGTAGAATTGAAAAGCTTAGAAAAGAAGGTTGGTCTGAAACACCAGAAAATATTAAAAACACTTTTGGTATGTCAGTAAAAGAATATCGTATGGAGAAATCACTTGCTAATAATGAAAGACAAATACATAGAATTAGCACAGCTAGAGCTCTAAAAGAAGACGGATTGAACAATACTGATATTGGTAAAAAGATGGGTGTTAATGAATCAACTATCAGAGGTTGGTTTGAACAAGAAGAAAAAGCTAAGATTTATCAATCTAAAGAAACCGCAGAATTTCTGAAACAAAGATTAAAAGAGTTGCCAGAAGGTAAAAAGATGCTTGATGTAGGTTCTGAAGTTGAAAGAGAATTAAATGTATCTAGAGAAAAACTAGACACAGCTTTATACATTCTTGAAAGTCAAGGTTACAATATTCATGGTGGTCGTGTACCACAACCTACTAACAAAAATCAGATGACCACTATAAAAGCACTTTGTGAAAAAGATGTACCAAGTAGTGCAATTTATAATTTTGATCAAATTCAAACTATAAAAGATTATATTACTAGAGATGGCGGAGATTCTTATGAAAAGAAATTTCACTATCCTGCTAGTTTGGATTCTAAAAGATTAAAAGTATTATTAGCTGATGATATTGGAACCGATGGAAGACCATCTAAAGAAAAGGATGGTATTATAGAACTTCGTAGAGGTGTCGATGATTTATCTCTTGGCGAATCTAGATATTCTCAAGTTCGTATATTAGTAGATGGAAAACATTACTTAAAAGGTATGGCTGTTTATTCAGATAATATGCCTGATGGAGTTGATGTTGTATATAACACATCTAAAACAAGTTATGATAAAGCCATGAAGAAAATTAAAAATGATCCAGATAATCCATTTGGTTCAACTATAAAAGACGCTGAACAAGGTGGACAATACTGGTACACGGACCCTAAAACAGGCAAAAAGAAATTGGGTTTAATAAATAAAGCAAGAGATGAAGGAGATTGGTCTGAATGGGCTGATGCTTTACCTTCACAATTCTTAGCTAAACAATCTAAACAATTAGCTAAAAAACAATTAGATTTAGCTAAGGCTGACAAAGAAGCTGAATTTGATGAGATAATGGCATTAAATAATCCGACTATAAAGAAACATTACTTAGAGAAATTCGCTAGTGAATGTGATTCAGCAGCTGTAAGTTTAAAAGCAGCAGCTTTACCAGGACAAAAGTATCACGTAATAATACCTATTAATGACATGGGTGAAGATAAGGTTTATGCACCAAACTACAAAGACGGAACTAAGTTAGCTTTAGTAAGATATCCGCATGGTGGAACATTCGAAATTCCAATTCTTACTGTAGATAATAAAAATGCTACAGCTAGAAGAATATTAGGAACAGACGTTATGGATGCCATTGGTATTACTTCTAAAGTTGCTGAACGTTTATCTGGCGCTGACTTTGATGGTGATACTGTTATGTGTATTCCAACACATGATAGAAAAGGTAGAGTTAAGATTACAAACCAAGATGAACTACCTGGTTTAAAAGGTTTCGATAATAAAGCTAAGTATGGATACGATGAAAAGAAAGTAGATCCAGATGGAACTGAACATTATTATCGTGCTGGTAAAGAATTTAAAGTTATGAAGAATACCAATACACAAATGGGTATAATTTCTAACTTAATAACAGACATGACTTTAGCTGGAGCTAGTAATGATGAATTAGCAGCGGCTGTAAGACATTCGATGGTTGTTATTGATGCTGAAAAACATAAATTAGATTACAAGAAAAGTTACATAGATAACAACATAGCTACATTACAAAGAAAGTATCAACCTAAGTTTGATGAAGATGGAAATGTAATAGGTGGCGGCGGAGCTTCTACAATAATCTCTAGAGCTAAAGGACAACAAACTGTTCTAAAGAGAAGAGGAGAAGCTAAGATAAACACTAAAGGTAAGAAGTGGTATGATCCAAACAAACCTGAAGGATCTTTAATCTATACTACTGCTGACGACAAAGATGTTTATTATGCTGATAGCACATATAACAAAAAGACTGGGAAGAAAACTGTCATAACTACTAGTGGTAAAAAGATTACCTATGATATGAATAGTAAAACTGATAGAGAAAAATACGAACCAGTTATGAAGAAAGACCCAAAAACAGGTGAAGTATACTATACAAATAAAGATGGCAGCATTAAATATAGAACAAAAGCTCGTACAATAAACAGCACTCGTATGGCTGAGACTGATGATGCCATGACCCTAGTATCTAGTAGTAGACACCCCATGGAGATGTTATATGCCGATTATGCTAATAGTATG